CCCATTCGTGCGAACCGGCAGCGCCCAAAAACAAAACTTCGCCAGCCGCAAACGATCGGAACGCGGAATTGTTCGTCGTTCCCGTCAGCGCCGCAACGCCTTTGATATACGCGCTTGTGACATAGACCGAAGGAACATCGTAAGATTCCGTCCACGTTAATTGCGGGACGACAATATCTACACCGTGAACCGTAGACCCGTCTACGTTAATCGCGGAATCCATACTAGGCGCAGTTCCCGGCGGGTATTTGGTTTCCGTAGATTCCGTTACGGTCGTCGCTCCATACCGCGAAGTTAAGGTGTAACTGGCGCCGACCGCTTGCGTTATATGTTGCGTTCCGCCGGTCGTGTCGAAAGACCTTGACCGCTTTAGCGGGTCGGTTTGCGTGTCGTCGTCGGCACCATCGCGAGCATAATTAACGACAACTTGCCAAGCATCGTCGCCTAAATAGGCAACGGAATAACTTTCCGCGCGCAACTGGACGTTCGGCGCGGCGGGGTGAATCCAATATTGATTGATTCCCGAAAGTTGGTTTGTTGCTTCCGCGTGTACCACGTTATCGTCGGTTGTGCCGAAAACCTTATACGATCGCGTATGCGTGTTCGACCCCTTGCGCCCAACCCGATAGATGGTAGACGAACGGGATTCCGAATCTTCAACCCACGTTAAACCGGGCATTTGTTACGCCGCTACTTGCGGTTCCCCCATATTTCTAACACCCCTTGCCGTGTCTTCGGTCGCCTTCGCTATGCGCTCTTGCAGGCTTCCGCCAAATCCCATGCCGCCAAGATTAAACGAGGAAAACGTTCCGGCGGCTTCCACTTTCGACGCTGCAAAATCGCCAGCGCGCTTTGCCAATTCTTCGGGCGTTTCTTTCGAACCGTCCGAAGGTTTGCCGGAATTGTCTTCCGTAATCCGTTCGGATGCGTCGTCTAAAGCCTCGCCTAGTTTTTGCTCTTGTTCGGTCGTCAGCCGACCGGCTTCCCGAAGCAAATGGAATTCTTCGGCAAGCGCGCGCAATTCTTCCATTGTGGTAGCGCTGCCGATGCTGCCCCCCAAGTCTTCCGCGTGTTGCGCCCGCGCCCGCGCTTCGCGTTTATCTTTGCCGACCGCGGCCAATTCGCCTTCGGCTTGAACGGTGGCGGCGCGTCGCGCATCCGCGCGGCGCTTGTTCTCCGCTTCGCGTTCCGCCTTCGTGGCTTCGCCAGCGGCGCCCATAGCCGTCTGCCGTTCCAACGAATCCCGGCGCATCTTGTCGCCTTCGCGCTTCGCTGTTTCTTGCCGCGCTTCAACGCCGGGGCGCAACTGGCGCCGCTGTTCGGCGCGGGCTTTATTCTCGTCGTCAATCGCGGCAATGCGCTTGTCGGCATCTTTGGCGCCGGTTATTAGCGATTGCACCCGAATCCATCCCTTTTGGATGGAACCCACCAACCAATCCCAAGTAGCCATAACGCTGTTAGCAATGTTGTCGAACACGCCAAGGATCGCAGCGCCGATTTGCGTTGTGGCTAGGGTCGTCCAAATAGAATCCCAAATAATCGCGATCCCTGTTCCCATATCGGTAAACACGTTTTGGATCGACGTTATCCACGAATCGACATAGCCCATAATGGCTTCCGTTCCGCGAAGCCAACCGGCAACAAGCCCTTTCCACAAAACGTCCATAGCGCCCGAAAGATCGCCGTTCGATATGGCTTCGTAGATGCCGTTAAACGCCGTCGTCGCCGTGGCGTAAAGATCGCTAAACACAACGGCGCCATCGGCAACCGCCGTGTTAAACCCGCCAGAAATTGCGCTGGCGGCAGACGATACCAAATCCCCAACCGGGGCAAGCGCCGCGAAAATCTCGTTTTTGAACGTGGCAAACGTGGCGACCGCTGCCGCAATGGCAACGGCGATACCGGCGAACGGCAACAGGAACGCGCCAGCCGCTACCGCCCCGCTGGCAACGCTTGCCGCGGTCATTCGCGCGAAGCCCGCAACCCACGCGGCAGACGTTGCCGCAGCCCCGGCAATCATCTTGCCGACCGCGGATAAGATTGCCGCCGCGGAAAACGTCGAAGCCTTCGCAGCCGAAGCCCCCACGGACGCGATGGAACCAGCCGCCGCCGTACTAGACGCAATGGCGGTTGTGCCGATCCTAGCGACCGCCGAAGCCCCACGCGCTCCCATAACGGCTAACGCTGTTCCGCCTTCCGCCGAAGCCCGCGCGATGCTGGCGGCGGCTACCATCGCGTTAGCGACGCCAGCCGACCCAAATTTTACCAGCGACGCAATCCCCATAGCGGCGGCGCGCGCGTTTCCTTCCGCAGCCCTAGCAATGGACGCGGAAATAACGGACACGGTGGCGGCAACTTGCGCGGTCGCTTGCCGCCCCGAATTGGCTGCGGCAACGGTAAGGATGGCGGTAGATCGTGCGGCGTAATTGGCAACCGCGGCAAGCCCCGCACGGGCGAACGTCACGACCCCGGCTAGCGCGGTTCCCGTCATTGCGGCGGCAACCTTGCTACCCGCAATTATCGCTTGCCCAGCGAAGACACCAAAGCCCGCGGACAGCCGCGACAGCGCTAAGCCGCTCCGCGTTGCCATTATCAAAACGCCGCCGACCCCCTTTGTTGAAAGTAGCGCAAGGCTACCGCCAACGTGGGTAAACGAACTTCCAGCAAATAGCGCAGCCTTTGCCACCAACCCAATTGGCGACACGACCAGCGCCGCGGCTTTAAGCAATCCGCCAAACGCGAACGATGCCAGTTGCAGCGATATCCCCAATCCGGTTAGTGCGCCGCCCGCGACGATCATTCCCAATGCGAACTTTGCCGCGTTGGCTACCGCGTCTTTATTCTTAATCGCAAATTCGGTTAGACCGTTTATCAATCCAAGAATCGGCGGGATAACGCTTTTGATCGCGCCTCCAAGCGCATCCGAAATGGCGATCCCCAATCGCTCCATTGCGGCAAGAATTGAACCGGCGGCGCCGGTCAATCCGCCCATCAACTCTTTAAATTTTTGCGCTACCGGCATCGCGTTTTTCATCGCGCCGGACATTTCTTCAAATCCGGCAACGCCAACGTTGGCGAAGATGCTTGCAGCGCGGATAGCGTCGCTGCCGAAGATGCGCCTAAAAATGTCGTCCCGCGCGGCATTGTCCATCCCTTCGGTCGCCTTCGTAAGCGTCCGAATGATTTCGACCATCGGCTTTACTTTGCCGTCCGCGTTGCGGAATGAATTGATCGACAAGCCGATTTCCCGCATGGCGGCGGCGCCGTCTTCGGCTGGTGCCATAATCCGCAACAGCATCGTTTTAACGCTTGTTCCGGCGTCGCTACCCTTAACTCCGTTGTTCGCGAGAATCGCAAGCGCGCCGGATAGGTCTTGGATCGATTGGTTAGCCAGCGCCGCCACCGCGGACGACATGGAAAACGCTTGCGCCATTCCTTCAATCGACGTAGAAGACCCGTCCGCGGCGGAACTAATTGCGTTGGCGGCTTCGTTTGCGGACACGCCAAACACGTTCATAGCGTCCGACATAACGACCGCGGCGTTGCCGATATCCATTTGCCCAACCGTCGCAAACTCAATCGCGGCTTTTCCTGCGCCGCCCAAAACGTCTTCCATTTTCATGCCAGCCTTAAGCAACTCCAGCATCGCGCCCGCAACTTTCGTGGGGCCGATACCCATTGCCGCCGACATATCCATTGCGGACGTTCGAACTTGCTGCAATTCCGCAGCGGTCGAATTAGTCGAAGCCCGAATGTTTAACAACGTGTCTTCGAACTTGGCACCCGCGCGAATGCTGGCGATAAACGGCGCAGCCATGCCAAGACCAGCGGCGCCCACGCTGGCGCCAATGCCAGACATTGCGCGACCCATCTGCGAAATGCGGCGGTTAATCTTGTTCAGCGCCGCAAAAAACTTAGTCGGATCGGCGCCGATTTCAACGTAAACTTGCCCCTGCCTAACGCGACCAGCGCCCACGATTGCCCCGATTCTTTAAACGTGTTTTTGCCAATCCGGCCCGAAAAGTTTTTGCAAATCTTCGGCGGTTGCCTTTTTGGGTTTGGGCTTCGGTGCGAACGGGTGGAACGCTCGCGCGTCTGTTGCTGGTTTATTCTG